AGATCGTGGAATCTGCCGCGCGTGACGTGGTCGATCTGCACATCGACTGGGGCGATGAAACCGAGCCGCCTGCCGGGCAGAATTACTCTGTCACCGGTCGCTGGAATCCGGACTATTTCGTCTACCAGGAACTGCCGACCGAGCGGGCGCACCATGGTGGTCTGCCGCTTCCGCGCCGGGTTGTTCTGCGCCGGTTCGATCTGTTCGGGCGCTGATGGACGCGACTTTCAAGGTTGACATTGACCTTACGCACTTGGGTGCGCTGGCCGATGTCATGCTGCAAGACATGATGCATGCGGTATCCAATGCCGTATCGCAAACGGCGGCGGAAACAGCAACCGCCTGGCAGCTTGCCATTTATCACGCGCCTGGCGTGCGCGACGAAGGAAAAAAGGCTGCGATCGATTCGATCAAGTGGCAGATGACCGGGAATACCTCTGCCCTGGTGTCGAGCAAAGACAAAACCGTCATCGGCATCGAGAGCGGTTTCCCCGAGCGCGACCTGAAGGCCATGCTGCAAACGTCGCAGCGCACGCGGCAAACCAAGGCCGGCAAGAAGTACCTGATCATCCCGTTTCGGCACAACACGCCAGGCCATGGAGCACTGGCGATGGCGATGCCAAAGCACGTTTACGACCAAGCCAAGAAGCTCGTCAAGTCCTCGATTACTGGCAAAACGACGCGACTGTCTGCTACCGGTGCGACGGTGCCGCAGAGCGTCTACAAGTGGGGCGGACGCTTGCCTGCCGGTCTGACGCCGAAGATGAAGCCGCACCACACGACCGATATTCACGCCGGCATGGTGCGTTTCAATACGTCAACCGGAAAGTCGAAGTCGTCCGCCTACCTGACCTTCCGCGTCATGCGCGAAGACCAGACCGGCAAGTGGATCGTGCGCGCCAAGCCCGGACTGAACATCGCCCGCGACCTGGCAAACGGGATCGAGCAGAAGTTCATGCAGAACTTCGCCAGCCAAGTGATGAGTATTTCCCCGTAGTCGTGACGGCATGCTTCATGCATGCCGATTGCATCAATCCAGAATCTACCGATCGGGAACGCTATACGGCTGTTCCTGTCTCCACCGTTGACTGCGACGGAATGGATGCTGCTGCGCAAAACGACCAACAACATCACGGTCCACACCGACGTCGCCGCGTCGGTCATCCATCACGGAGTGGATCATGTTGTTCTCGACACCAGTGCGCTGCTAAATGGAACGCCGTATTTCTACCGCGTGTTCTGGTTCGATGGCACTGCATGGACTGCCGATGCGAACACCTACACGGCAACACCGGCAGCGACTTACTCGGCTGACGACTGCGACCCGCTATCGATCGTGCGCGAGCGACTGGAGTTGGGCCTGATCGACTCGGTGGCAAAAGGCAGGCTTCAGCACGCCAGAAACAAGATACAGGTATTGAACGCGCCGCCATTGGCTTCTGATGTCGCCTGGCCGGTCGTGACCATACATTTGGTCAATGATGCGCCTGGCAACAGGGCGATGGGCGAATTCATCGGCGACGATGAAGACGGGGATGGCTGGTTGTCCGCCGTCAGCCTGCGTGTTGTTGGTTGGACATTGAACCCGGATGAACGCATCGCATTGCGCCAAGAATTGAAGCGCATCGTCCTGGCGAACCTACCGGTCTTTGATGCGCTCGGTCTGTACACGATCAACTTTACGCAGTCTGACCAGGACGACTTTGAGACGTACTCAGCGCCAGTTTATCAGGTGGATTGCCAGTTTACCTGCGAGGCAACTTCTGCCGTCAGCGGGCCAGATGCGCCAGTGATTGTGTCCATCCCGGTGACTGTGACGGTGAATGAATAACGAGATGTTATGGAAGTTGGCGGTTTAGCCGCTGCCAGCATTTATCAGGCGGTAGATTTTAGGAGCCAACATGGCTGAGAAAGCAATTACCCAGGAACGCGTCGAGCCGACCGAATCCCTGACTCTGGACGAATTCTGCGCGCGGCTGTCGAAAACAGACAAACGCGTTGAGCTTATCGGCGGCTTCTACGCAGACGCCAAAAAATGCGGGCAGTACAAGGATGTAGACGTGGGGTTTCTCCGCGCCTTCGCCGAGTACGCAGACCGCCCTGTGAACTGATCGGGAGCATGACATGAGTGTATTTTTTAACGGACGACTGCTGGTTTCTCCGGCTACTGCCTCGCTGGTGGATGATTCCGCCATGCGCAACAAAAACCTGACTGTGGCGAATGTGCTCGCCCTGGTCGGAACTTCCGAAGGCGGCGCACCTAATACGCCGATCAAGTTCGGTTCTCCCAGTGAAGCCCGCGCCATCCTGCGCAGCGGTCCGCTCCTGGATGCCGTCGAGCGGGCTTTTGATCCGTCGCCGCAGACTTACGCGCCGTCTACCGTTATGGCGGTGCGCGTCAACCCTGCCGTGCAGTCTGCGTTGATGCTGAAAGCCAGTGCTGCCGATATTATCAATTTGCAATCCACCGATTACGGTCTGTGGACAAACCAGATCAAGGCTAAGGTCGAGTCAGCCACCAACAAAGGTAAGCGTCTCAGTACGCAAGTCGGGAACGACTACTACACGCAGGATGACGTTTATCGTGACGCCTTCAGTGTGGTCTATGCTGGCGCACAGGCGACCTCGCGCATGAGCGTAACCGGCACAACTTTGACGCTGGAAGCGCCGAACTCGACCAACGTTGCCACGATCGACCTCGCCACCTACAACACCGTGCGCAAACTGGTAGACCGCATCAATGCCGTCTCCGGTTTTACTGCCGTGGTGCTTGATGGCAACGATGAAAAGACCGTGCTGAATGGTCTGGATTACGTCAGCAACATCGATGTCAAGTCAGCCACCGTCACCGCGACAGCCAACCTGCAAGCGATCGTCGACTGGTTCAATGGATACGGTGAAGGATTCATTACGGCAACCCGCCAGGCCAGCGTCGGTGTTGTGCCGGATAACGTCGCCTGGACCTATCTGGCAGGCGGCACCGATGGCACCACGACCTCGACAGAATGGGCGGCAGCCTTCACCACGTTGCAATCGGAAGATGTGCAGTGGGTGGTTCCGCTGACCTCGGATGCCAGCATCCATGCACAGGCAGACGCGCATTGCGTGTTCATGGCGAACGTCGCGCGTATGGAACGCCGCTGTCTTGTCGGTGGCGCGGCCGGCCAGACCATCGCAGAAGCCAAGGCGGCAGCCAAAGCATTGAACAGCGATCGCACCAGCCAGTGCTACCCTGGCTTCTACGACTACGACAACGCAGGAACGCTGACGCTGTACCCCAGTTACATGACGGCGGCAATGGTGGCTGCGGCGTTTGCAGGCTCGAATCCAGGAACTGCGCTGACCAACAAGGCGCTGAAGGTACGCGGCCTGGAAACCAAGCTACGCAATCCAACCGATACCGACGACCTGATTATGTCCGGTGTGCTCTGCATCGAAGAAACGCCTCGCGGCTACAAGGTGGTGAAATCGATCAGCACCTGGCGCGTTAACGACAACTACAACCGGGTTGAAGTCTCCACCGGCTTTGCGGTCGACTTCACCGCGCGTAATGTCCGCAACGCGGTTGACGATCTGCGCGGTTCCAAGGGTACGCCGGCCACCCTGGCCGAAGCTGCGGCTCGCGTCGAATCAACCCTACGCGAATTGGCGAGACCTGAACCGATGGGGCCAGGCGTTCTGGCAGGCGACGAAATCAACCCAGCGTACAAAAACATCCAGGTTTCTCTGGATGGAGATGTGATGCGGATTGAATTCGAATGCTCACCCGTCATCAGCCTGAACTACATTTTGGTTGTTTTGCACGCTGTGCCCTACTCGGGTTCAACCTCGGTTTAACCTCGAGCGCAACACAGCAAAGGGCCGCACATCGCGGCCCGTTTTGTTTGAGTCGTGACGCAATTCTTGACGGTATCGAAAAGACCCTGATACCCAAGGAGACCGCATCATGGCAACTACCCGCGCAAATGCCCGCACCGGCAACCGCGTCATCGTCAAACTCGACGGCACCACGGTCGGCATGGCGCAATCCTGCCGATCCAGTGACGGCTACGGCATGGAAGGGGCCAGCGGCATCGG